CGGCTAGCATAGGCACACGGTAAATTAGGGGAAACGAACATGGCATACACACTGCGAAAAAACCCGGCACTGGCCCATGGTATTATGATAGGGTTAGGCGAGAATTGGTGTTACGAGGCCGTAAACACAAAGGGGCAGGTTTGCGCTAGATTCGGGAAACCTATCCCGGCCGTGCGCCCGGGCCTTTGCGAGGGGGCCTACCAGCAGGGATTGGCCTGGGTAGCCGAGCAGCAGGATAAACAGGCTTGAACATAGCCGGTTGCCCCTCGTGCGGGGGTTTCCGGGTGTGGTCGTCACACCGTTTTAACGGGGACATTGAGCCCCGGAAAGATCTATCATGGCAACTATCGAATCCACTATTTCCCAAAACACACTCACTCTCGCATTTGATAACGGGAAAATTCTGACCATGCGCGACACGGACCTCTCGGAGAGCGTGCGAGAAATGGCCCTCATGCACGGGTTGAAACAAAAACTGGTTGACGCGGCGGCCATTAGCCGAAACCCCGACACGGGCCGGAGTGCCACGACCGAGGATAAATACAACGCCGTCCGAGAGGTTTATGACCGACTTTTGTCCGGCCAATGGAACAAACAACGCGAGGGCGGGGCCGGCGGGAATTCTGGCGGGTTGCTCTTCCGCGCCCTCTCGCGTCTCTATGCGGCCAAAACCCCCGAGCAAATCCGGGCCTTTTTGGAGGCAAAATCCGACGCGGAAAAGGCAACCCTCCGTAAACTCCCCGCCGTGGCCGCGATTATTGAGCAATTGAGGGCAGAATCGGCCAAAACCGATGGCATCGACGGGGCGGCATTGTTGGCGGGTTTGGATGACATCGAATGACCGTCAACGAGCTAACCCTATCCAATATCGAATGGCTCATGCTATTTGACATCCTGGGGTAATCCACCCCGATAACTCCCACGCCCCGCATTGCCGGGGCGTTTTTGCTTGTGCCATTCGCACGCGGGCACGGGCACGGGCGCACGCGGGGGCGCGTTACGCGTTCGTGTTACTCGCCGATAACCCGGCCGGGTTTCCGCCCACCCAGGACCGTTTCCCCTCGCCCACCGTGCCCACCAAACGCCGCCACCGTGCCCTCCCCCGGCCCCGTGGTGGCGTTTTCGTGCTTGGGAGACCCTACCCCACCAGCTCGTGCGTTGTAGCCGTTTCCCGGGGTTTGAGGGTTGTCGGTGTGTGGCGGGGGTTTGGGTCTGGAGTTCCCGGGGTTATCGCTCGTTGTCGGAGTTTTCCCTCCGTACCCTCTCTCTCACGAGGCGTTGTGCGCGTTGTAGCCGTTATATCCATTACCCTCTGATTATTTTTTTTTCAAGGACGGGTCGATGGGAGAGGGTATGGGGGGGATACACCGACAACGAGGGATAATGAGACCAAACCCCCGGGTAATTGAGGGGGTATCCCCGGGATAATGGGTTAGGGTCTCCGGGATAATCAGAACGTACTCTCGAGATATTGACTACTGGACTGACGAGGGCGAGAATGTCCGGTGACGGGTGGCAGGGAGGGGACGCCTTTTCCCGGGATACCCGTTCGACATTACTGACCCCATTAACCTAGGACTGATGATGAACCAGGAACAGACATTCTTACTTGAGATCTGGAAGAAAGCCTTTGAGCAGGATGAGCCACTGGAAGTAGACTGCAAGACCGCGAGTTCGGCCACGCAGTTTCGGATGGCCCTTTACAACGCCGCGAAGCCGGTCAAGAAATCCCCGGGGAAGTATCCGGGCTATGCCGAGGCGGTTGAGAACTGCATGATCACCCTGCAGGAAAAGGGTGGGGAGAAGCGGGTTGTCGTGGTTAAGCAGAAAATGCTGACCGAACTCATGCAGAGCGTAGCCGCGCAGCTTGACATCCCCATGCCGAAGGCCCGGCAGGAGAGGGAGATCGCAGAGGCGGCAGAGCGACTGGCCGGGCGCGTGCAATCAAGCCCGATTGGGGAACTGGGGGCGGCCAAGCCCGATGGCGGGCGCGGGAATCCCTATTATAAAGGAGATCAATGATGAGCACGAAAGCACGGCAACTAGACCGATTCCCGCCGGAATGGCAGAATGCCCTTCGCAGGGCCCAGGCCGATCCCGGGAACTGGCACGAATTCGCCCGGGGGATACCCGATGCCGGGCTGAAGAACCAGCAGAACAACCTGGATTCCCTCAAGGCTGGGCTTCGCCAGTGGCACGGGCTTGCGCCGGAGCTGTCCAAGGCCGCTCTTGAGAGGCGCATCCACTTCCGCAAGGTCATTTCCGGGAACGCGCACTGGGGGTTTGATGTGATGATTGATGCAGTGCCGAAGAGGCCGAGCGAGCTCGCACGGGAGTATCTGGCCGCGCTTGCCCGCGGGGAAAAGCCTCGCGAGATTCCCGATTGAAAAATTAACAAGTTCTCGCTTTTTCCTGTTGACAGCCCCGCACGGGGAGCTAAAATCCACCAATCGCGCCGCATTCGAGGGCATACCGGCAAGCACCCTCAGCATCGCGATCCTTTAAATGCCTGCCAATTTTCAATGGAGAGCCGACATGGCCAAGCAAGAGACTCAAATCGAAACCGTCAAGATGGAAGACGGCCGGACCGTGGACTTCGCCGGCAAGCGCAAGCTGCTGAAGGACTCCTTCGTGAACGCCCAGGGGCAAGTGCAAGTCCGCTTGGACTTCCGCAACGGTGCCACGCGTCTGTTCACCGTGCCGGAAGGTATGCTGAACAAGTTCGCCGCTCACGGTGCGGAGCAAAAGCTGGGCGATGAAATCGCCGGTGTGGAGGATGTGGAAGATGCGCTGATCGGCATTGATGAGCTGATCGACCGCCTGTACAACGGTGAATGGAGCCAGAAGCGCGAAGCCAACGGTCTGGCCGGTACCAGCGTGCTGGTCAAGGCCCTGGTCGAAAGCACCGGCAAGTCGCTGGAAATCATCAAGGCCTTCCTGGCCAAGAAGACTCACGCGGAAAAGGTGGCCCTGCGCGGCACGGACCAGCTCAAGCCCATCATCGCCCGCATCGAGGCAGAGAAGGCCAGCAAGTCCGCCAGCAAGATCGACGCGAATGCGTTGCTGGGTGAGCTGAACGGCGAAGCCGCCGACGATACGCCTGCCGCCGAGTAATTGGCCGCAAGTGGAAACCCAGCAACCGGGGACGGCGACTCCCCGCGAAGCTGGTCCGATCTGGCACGGGCTGCCGGATGACGCGGGGGAATAGAACCCGGGGACCGCCCGCATGGAAGCCATACTCCATGCGGGCGTTATCTCTTGGGGGATTGGCGGTAGGTCTGGGTTGACGCGGCCGCGTTATCGTGGGATAATGCGTCCGTATATCGGGCAATGGTGCCCGGATCACATAAACCTGGAGCCTCACGAATGAGCCAGACACAATACGCAAGCCTGCTAGCGAACCTCAGCGGGTTTCTGCGCCCCAGCACACTCTCCGCAATAATTGCGGATATCGAAGATTCGCTTGAAGACGCCCCGCGCTCTGAGGCGAAGGAAGAATTCCTGGGTTATTGCGAGCACGCACTGACCGAATTGGTTGGTCGGGATACCGCAGAATGCCTTGTAGCACGTGCTAAAAAGGAACTGTAATGAGCACAATCAACCAAGACGATTTCGCCGACCTCGACGCCCTGCTGGGAAGCCTTTTATGAAGCCCTATACCACGAAAACCGGAAAGCAGCAATTCAAGCCCTCGCTGGAAGAATTGCGAAACATGGACGAAGACGGGGAAGGTTTTTGCCTTGCCTGCGGGGATACGCAGCCAGCAGAGCCCGATGCAGTTAAGTACACTTGCGAGACTTGCGGAGAAGCAAAGGTGTACGGATGCGCTGAACTGGCTCTGATGGGCCTCTGCTACTAACAAGGAGATAGTATGGCTATCGACACCAATGATTTCGCAGAACTCGACGCCCTGCTTGGGCAGGCCATGGCCGATGTCAAGGACGCCGAGAAGACCAAGGAAGCGCGGGAGCGCTTGAAGCGCGGGGGGCTTTCAGCCGAGGAACGCGCGGCCGATGCAGCACGCATCGCGGACTGGGAGCGCAAGCACGAATGGCGCGCAGTCTCGAACGTCGCATTGTTCCTGGAAACCGGCTGCGCGCATTGCAATACCGTCAGCATGGCGTTCTCGCACTACATGCAGAAGCAGGAGCATCGGCATCTGCGAAATAGCTTCCGCTGGCAGACCACGACGGAGATTAAGACGGATCTGCCGAATGAGGTCGTGGTGCAGACGAAGTTCACCGCCATGTGTGAGGACTGCGCGCCGAGCCGTGGCTGGCCTATGGACAATGCAACTACCTGGGAGGGTTGATCATGCCCCTTCACAAGACCGATCCTGTGATCTGGGACTTCCAGACACGAGGGCAAAAGCGCCTCATCGCCCTTTATCTGCTCGTCATCGCCTGCCTGTATGGTGTGGCCGGGCAGTGGGATTATCAAACCGAGCGTGACGCTGAGTGCGCAAGCAAGCACATGCTCTGGGAACCCGAGCAGGATATCTGCATCGCTCGCCCGGAATACAACCCCAACCAAGAGAAAGCCAATCACCATGCCACGTCCCAAGCGAACTGATCGCCCCGTTTCCAAACACCTGCACTTCCCGGAATCCCTTGCTGGGAAGGTGGAATTGCTGCTATTCTCCGAGCTGGAGGGCAAGGTGCCACATGGGGCGTGGCAGGCATTCATCAGCCGGTTGCTTGAAGAGCACTTTCAGCGGCAGGACCGCTACAAGCAGGCCGCGGATAAACTGGACCAGATCATCACGCAGTCAACCGATCCGGCCTCCGGCCACGATCCGGAAGTCTACGGCTCTGCCTGCCGCGCACTGTCAGACAAGCTCCTCAAGCTCGAAGGCTACGGGGAACTGGTTGACGCTATGAACTCACGAAAAAGGCACTGGGCATGAACAAGCGACACTATCCAACCGAGGCCGAACTGGCCGAATACCGCGCCCTGCTCAAGGCGCACGATTGGGCCTTCGAGTACAGCGAAGATCAAACTGTCTGGCGACGCGGGGGCGCAGAGCTGACACGACTTCGGGAACTGCAGAAGAAACTGGACCCGAAGTACGAGGTCTGGAATGAAGTGGCACCACGGGACTTTAGGAGGTAATATGAGCCAGCACGACACACTGACACTGCGCGATGCGTTGCGCAGCATCCAATACGAGGCGGCATCGCTCGCTGATGCGCAGGTGATTGCACTACAGGCACTCAATGCGACGTATCCGGCCCGCGCAGCCCTCAGCGCCACACAGCCCGCCGCTGGCGCTGATGTGCTGGATGCGCTTGAGGCTGGCAAGCACTACGCCGAAGAGGCGCTAGAACGGCATGACCAAGAGTACCAACGCCATCCGGCAACTGAGCCAGAGCGAAGCGCGATATTGGCCGACATAGGGGCCATCGACGCAGCCATCGCAGCCAGCGGGAGGCAGGAGTGATGGCTACGTTTGGATGGATTGTTTGCCTAATCATCATGGTTGGGTTCACCTGCCTATCTGTTCTCGTCGCGGCGTTTAGCCTGAGCAAGTTCACGATTGGCGGTGCGTTGCAGTCGAATGCAGACAGAGTTTTCGCGGTGCTTTTGTTGGCGCTGTCCTGCGCAGGATGGTGGTGGGTTCTAGCCATTGCCCCATTCACCATTAACTTCAAGTGAAGGACCACCCATGACCACCACACCCCAAGCCGCGCTGCTGAGTGATGCAGCCAAACTTGCAGATGAATACCGCGTCACGATGCCCAGAGAGGTGTTTGCGATATGGGGAGCTGAAGCGCAAGCAGAGTTGCGCCGACTTGATGCCCTTGTCGCGCACCTGACGGCAGATCGTGACGACACGGCAAACGAACTGGCATTGCGCACAAAACACAACCTTGCTCTGACCAATGAGCGCGATCAACTTCTCGCCAAGCTCCAAGCCACGCAAGCAGAGCCTGTGCAGGCGGGGGAGTTGCCGCCGCCCCCTACGCTTTCCGATGATGAACGCCAGTGGCTGCACTACAACCCCAACACATCCGACATCGAAGAGTGGGTGTACGGATATGCAGTCGCCTACGCCCGAGCCGCCCTATCAGCGCGCAAGCCCTGATCAATTACCAACCCCCACCACCACCAAGGACCATTCCCCATGCCACACCCCGCCCCCCACGCCCATCGCTTCGTCTACCTCGCCGCGCCTCTCGCACACCCCTCCCCGACAATTCAAAACGGTCGGATCGAACTCGCTTCCCTCGCCGCAGCCATGCTCATGGAACGGGGGCTCGTTGTCTTCTCCCCGCTCTCGCACTGCTACCGTATCAAACAGCACTTCATGCGTGAGCCGGACCATGACTTCTGGATGCGCCAAGATCTCCGCATCCTCCATGCCTGCGACGAACTCTTCGTCCTCCCTCTCGACGGCTGGCGCGACAGCAAGGGCGTAGCCATGGAAATCGACTATTTCACCAAGCAACACCGCCCCATCAGCATCATCCAATCCCTCCCCGAAGGCTTCTCCAACCGCCTCGGGGCCATCACTGAGCTGGAAGCAGCTCAAAACCACTGGAGTCTCTGGAAATGAGCCAGGAAATTGCTACGCAAACCGCGCCGCCTGTCGTGCTGAACGACGAACAGGAAGCCGCACTCGATACCATCCTCAAGTGGCTGGAAGACCCGTCCGAACCCTTCCTGGTCCTGGAAGGCCCGGCCGGTACTGGTAAAACCTTTCTCATCCGGGAACTGCGCAAGCGTATGCGCGGGCGGACTGTCTACACCGCGCCGACAAACAAGGCGACGCGGGAACTCCGCAAGTCCGTCACCAGCCCCGACTACAAGGCCGAGTGTCGGACCATTTATTCTCTCCTGGGCCTGAAGCTCGAAGCCAACGGGGAAGTCAAGGAACTCTCCGCGCCGGAAGACCCGGTGGACTTGTCTGACTTCCGCCTCGTCGTGGTCGATGAAGGGTCGATGATCAACGAAAACTTGCGTCGGTTTATCAAGCAAGCTGCTGCAGAATTCGGCGTGAAGTTCCTCTTCATGGGGGACCGGTATCAGCTGCCGCCGGTCGGCGAAGCCCGCTCCCCGATCTGGCTCATTAAAAACCGCGTCGAGCTGACCAAGATCATGCGGTATGACAACCAGATCCTGGCCCATGCCACTGCCATTCGTGCAGCCATCGACAGCGCCTTTCCCGCAATCTCCTTCAAGGACGATAACGACGGCAAAGAAGGCATCTGGGTCTTCGACGAACGCAAGTTTCGCGCCCAGCTCCTAGACCGCGCAGATGAATTCGCGAAGCCGGACTGCTCCAAGGCAATCGCATGGCGCAATGTGACCGTCGATTCCTTGAACAAGCTCATCCGCGCCCGCCTCTTCCGCAATGATGCCGACTCCCCCTGGCTCCCAACCGACCGCGTCATCTACACCAGTCCCGCCTGGGACCTCGACGACAAGCCCATGGCCAGCACGGACGACGAAGGCACAATCGAGCGGGTGGAAGTGGACTGGCATCCCCTGTACGGTGACTTCCAGTGCTACCGCATCACCATCAGCATGGACGAGGGGGCGCCGACAATCGCCTGGGTACTCCACCCATCCGAGCAGCTCAAGTTCGCCGAGCGTTCGGAGGAACTCGCCGCAGCTGCCCGCACCAATCGCCGTCTGTGGGGGAAGTTCTGGGAGTTCAAGGAAGCCTTCCACCAGCTCCGGCACGCATATGCCCTCACCGCCCACCGTGCCCAGGGCTCGACCTACCAGTCCGCATTCGTTAACTGGCGGGATATCCTCCTCAACCGCAACCGCAAGGAGGCCTTCCAGTGCCTCTACGTGGCTGATACCCGGCCCAAGTCTCAATTGATCCTGGGGTAAGACTGGGGTGTTTTGAATTGACACGTTCGCGTTATCGCCCTATAATGCGGACGTGTTACAACGATCCTCTACCATCATGGCTGCACAATCCCCCGACACCATCGCCAAGCTCGCTTCCTGGCGAGCCCGTATCCGAAATGGCGAAACCCTGCCCGCCGAAGAAATGCGCGAAGCCCTCCGCATGCTTCGAGGCGATCGCGCCGCTGCCGGTGCCCCCACCGCAGGCAGCAAGACAACCCGTGCCAGGAGCGCAGCAGCGAAAAAGCCCGATGGCAATGATCTGCTGAATGAACTGGAGGGGCTGGAGTAACACTCACTTTCCCTTAACCACTCTCAAGGAATCATCATGAAAAAACCAGCTGCATTTTCTCGCTTTCACATGCTCATGGCTATGGCTCAAGCCATGGCTTCCAACATGGATATCACTTTCGGCCAAGCTCTGGCTTCGCAAGGCGGGTACCATTCCCGCGGCAAGGGGAAGGGAAGCCGAGTGCCGAGCCATACTAACTACGGTCGCAGCAAGTACAAGCCGCATCAGGGTTCTGGGGAGATCGCGCGCCGTGCTGCACAGATCTCACGCGGCCAGCTGTCCCCCGTGCATCGAGCCAGTTAATTCGAGCCTAGCTACCAAGGGCATTCACAAGGGTGCACATTGAATCTTACAAGTCGCGCCTGACTAGCGCAGAGTACGGCCGGAGTTAGTCGCCCGGTGTCGGCGTCCGCAGAGGATTCAGTGAGATTCAATGTGCATCTACCCAGGTGCCTTTTCAGCTACGCTCCTGTAGCGCATAACAGGAAATTTATCATGGCACGTTTGACACTTTCCGAGCAGCTGTCCGCAGCCCAAGAAACCATCGCTAAATTGCAGGCGGAAGCTGCGCAAGACAAGCAGCTGCTCGCGCAGTATGCAGGCAGCCTCGAACTGCTGCGCAGTCAGCTGGCCGCCCTCCGAGACGACGCAACGAAGCTTGCCGAAACCCGCGAAAAACTGGCTGCCGTGGAAAAGGAACTGGCATCTTCCAAGAGCAGTTGCACTTACTTTACCTCCGAAAAAACACGCGCAGAAGGCGAGCTGGAGCAAGCCCACGCAGTTCTCGACGGTGTCGAAGGCGCCCCCGCCCGTGAATACGACATGGACTACGGTAAGGGCAAGCGCAACGTTGTCACCCGTCTGGCGGGGGCCTTCCTGGCCATTGCGAAGAACGGCGGTGCAAAATGACCCAAGCAAAGCGCCCCCGTAACATGCTCTCCGCCAAGGATGTCTTCCGCCTCAACCTGTGGTGTGGGCAGAACAAGGACTCCTTCACCGGACGCACACGTGAGCATATCGCAGCCCAGGCCTCCCAGGACCTCGGCATTGAATGCACTGTCGGTAACCTTATCGGAGCCTTGAAGGTCAACGATATCCACCTCAGCCCCCGTCGCGATAACACCACCACCGACCGCGTGCAGATCCTGGCTCGTGAACTGGAAAACCTGTTCGTTGCCTTGGGGCAGCAGGTCCCTAGCAGCGTCCACGCAATCGCAACCAGAAGGAAGCCCTCATGACCCGTCCCATGTTCCCCCACACTTTCGACAGCACCATGCTGGCAGCCTTCCGCTCCTGCCCGCAGAAGATGTTCCGCACTTACGTGCAGCATTGGAAGCCGAAGACCGAATCCGTCCACCTAGTCGCTGGTGGCGCCTTCGCCAAGGGTATTGAAGTCGCCCGCAAGGTCTATTTCGAAGGCCTCTACCCTGCCTACGGCCGCTTCCATCACGAAGACGGTGGCGAGTACAGCAAGCAACTCGAAGGCGACCTCGCCTGGACACCCGGCGCCAAGGGCGACAAGGAAGTCGCAGAGGCCGAAGGCTTGCGCGCCCTCATGATTGCCTATGGTGACTTTGAGTGCCCAGCCGACTCCGCCAAGTCCCTCGAACGCACCGCCGGCGCCCTGGAGTTCTACTTCGACCAGTACCCCCTCGACACTGACAGCAAGATCCCTGTCACCTTCGTCGACGGCCGTCGTGGCATTGAGTTCTCCTTCGCCCTCCCGCTGGGCGTCAACCACCCAGTCACCGGCGACCCGATCCTCTACACTGGCCGGGCTGACATGATCGCCGAGTTCGCAGGCGGCATCTACATCGTTGACGAGAAGACCACTTCCAGCCTCGGCGCATCCTGGTCCCGCCAGTGGGAAATGCGTGGTCAATTCACCGGCTATTGCTGGGCGGCCAAGGAATCCGGCATCCCTGTCTCTGGCACCATTATCCGCGGTGTGTCCATCCTCAAGACCAAGTACGATACCCAGGAAGCCATCACCAACCGCGCGCAGCACGAAATCGACCGCTGGAAGTTCCAGTCCGAGCGCGATATCACCCGGGCCATCGCCATGTGGAAGGAAGGCTATTGGGACTACGCCCTGGACGGCGCCTGTGCCGAGTACGGCGGCTGCAGCCTCGTTGACATCTGCAAATCCCCGAGCCCGGAAGACTGGCTGCCGATCCGCTTCGAACAGCGCGTGTGGGATCCACTTGCCCGGAAGCAGCTGACCGTGCAGGAGTGGGAAGATAGCTGGAATCACGTGAGCAGCTGATGCCCGCCCACTACTTCCTCGGCTCCCGCCTATTCGCCAGCTCCCCTCTCCCAGTCCTCTGGGACGATTTGACCCGGGCGGAAAATTCCCTCGTCTTCATCTGCCCCACCTGCGGCGATGCCTGGGGGCGGGTGTCCGAGGAAGGCAAGCCCTGGCTCCCAGTCCGCCGGGGGTGCCGCAAGCACCCTTGGGCTGACAGCGTCGGGGGATCATTCATCGCGCCCTGGCGCAAGACATACAACGAACTCCCGCCGGAAGTTCTCCTGTATGAAATCGAAATCCGGCTTAAGTTTTCCAAGGAACAATCACCATGAATGAAAAGCAAGCACTGAGAGACGCCTGCGGCCTCGGCCAAACGGCCAACCCAGAAACCGCCGTCGAACGTCGCCGTCGCCTGCGCGACGAACTCGCCCGTGAAGAAGCGCACGAGAAGGTCCACGCCCAGATGGCCGACGAGATCCGCAACTCCCTCTTCACCATCCAGCCCACCTTGCACGGCATGTTCGGCACCATGCAGTCCATGACCTACCAATGGAACGCGCATCAGGGTTTCTGGGACTCTTCCAACAAGGGCGAGAAGATCGCTCTGATGCACTCCGAACTCTCGGAAATGCTGGAAGCCGTCCGCAAGCACAATGGCCCGTCCGAGCACATCCCCGCTTTCACCGCGGAAGAGGAAGAGCTCGCGGACCTGTTCATCCGCGGCTTCGACTACGCCGGTGCCCACGGCCTCCGCCTGGCCCAAGCCATCGTGGCCAAGATGGACTTCAACCTCAGCCGCCCGTACAAGCACAACAAGACCTGTTGATTTTCGCTTGACCCCTGGGGCCTAGTGCCCCATCATCCAACCTCCTCAACACGCCGCCCGGCGATACAGTGACACTTATGAGCACTCCATCCCCCCTCGTCCCTAGCCAGCCAACTGCCGTCGCCGCCGCCTGGGAAGTCACCAAGCCTACCCTCTCGGGCTTCAACGTCCTGTTGATGGGCCCTTCCGGCACCGGCAAGACCCACTCCCTCGGCACCCTTGTCGATTCCGGCCTCAAGGTCTTCTACCTCGCCATGGAATCCGGTATGGAATCCTTGATGGGTTACTACGCCGACAAGAAGATGCCGATTCCGGAAAACCTCCAGTGGCACGTCCTCAAGTCCCCGGACACTTCGTTCAGCGACATGATCGACAATGCCCGCAAGATCAACACGATGAACCTGGAATCCCTGGCCAAGATGAACGATTCCAACCGCTCCCGCTACAACCAGTTCATCAGCCTCTTCGAAGCCCTCAACAATTTCCGCAGCGATCGCAACGGCGAGTCCTATGGTGACGTGACCAACTGGGACACCGATTGCGTCCTCGTCATCGACGGGCTGACTGGTATCTGCGCTGCAGCCCTCTCCCTCGTTGTCGGGGGCAAGCCTGTCCGCAGCCAGTCCGACTGGGGCATCGCGCAGCAGCAAGTCGAAACCCTCCTCCGCAAGCTCTGCGACGGCTGCAAGTGCCACTTCGTCCTCTTGTCCCACTTGGAACGCGAAGTCGACCCCGTCCTCGGCGGCATCAAGCTCATGGCTTCCGCCCTGGGCAAGGCCCTGGCCCCGAAGCTTCCTGCCATGTTCTCCGATGTCATCTTGACATGCCGTGAGGGTAACAAGTGGCACTGGGATACCGCCAACGCCCAGGCCGACCTCAAGACCCGCAACCTCCCGATCACAGGTAACCTCGAACCGGACTTCCGTGCGATCGTCCGCAAGTGGACTGCCCGCAAAGAGGCTTCTTAACCTCCCGGGCTTGACACCTTCCCATTCAAGCTCCAAACTCATTCTCCCCGGGGGCGTCGGTTGTCAACTGGCCTTCACCCCCTTCCACTCTCAGTTGACTTTCCAGAAAGCAGATCATCATGTCTCAATTCGATCCGAACCAGTTCCTCGACATGCAGTTCACCGAAGCCAACGACACTGTCATCATCAACCCTGATGATGGCGAGTATCAGGCTCAAATCGAGAAGATCGACTTCCGCCCCTGGCAGTCCAAGTCCGATCCCTCGAAGGCGGGCCTCGCTCTCGACATCACCTGGGAACTCCAGTCCGAAGCCGCACGCCAGAAAACCGGCCGCGACAAGGTCACTGTCCGTCAGGGCCTGATGCTGGACATGCTGTCCAACGGTGGCTTCGACATGGGCAAGGGCAAGAACATCGGCCTGGGTCGTCTGCGCGAAGCCGTCGGCCAGAACATCGGCGGTCGTCCCTGGACGCCGAGCCAACTGGTGGGCCAAATGGCCAAGGTGCTGGTCAAGCAGCGCGTTGACGGTGACAGCATCTACGTTGATGTGAAGGGTGTGACGAAGCTGTAAGCTTCGCAAAGACAGGCGGGTTCGATTCCCGCTCGCTGGCCGAGGTTTGGGGAGAAGTGCGGTTCAATTCCGAGAAGTGGGCTTGGTAGCCCATATGGCCCGCAGTCCGACAGTGCGTTACCTGTCGGCGTTTCCGATAGCAGGTCCCCGCCTGCTGCCGCAAGCGTTCCGGGCATCGCCCAGTAAACAAATCGAGGCTATTGCCCGTATGATTCCAGTAATAACTAAAACCCGTTCGGGCATAGATCGGCGCATAGGCGATTTTCCCGCCCCCGGGTATAGTCACCCCTCCCCCGCTATCCGCGCGCAATGCGCGGCCATTCCACGCGGTTCCCGGGCCTCTCCCCTCCCCGTCACCACCCCCACCCGGCCTAACCCCCCGGGCCTTTGCACTTCAGGAACTTAACCATGCAGACCATCAAGCTATCCAATATCGTCATCAAGCCAAACCGCCAGCGGCAAGAGTTTGACCCAGTGCATATCTGCGAACTCCGCGAGTCTATCGAGAAAAACGGCCTCTTGCACCCTCCCGTCCTCCGCCAGGAAATCATCGACGGCACCATGCGTATGGTTCTTGTCGCTGGCGAATCCCGCCTCAAGGCCATCACGGATATCTTCGACCTCGACGGGGAGTTCCTGCACGATCTCAAGATCTTCCGCGACGGCATGGTGCCTTACAGTGACATCGGCGAACTCGATGAGCTGGCTGCGGAAGAAGCCGAACTCGACGAAAACCTCAAGCGTCGTGATCTGACGTGGCAGGAAAATGCCGATGCCCATTCACGCCTGCACAAACTCCGTGCGCGGCAAAAGGGTGCCGCCCTGGCCAAGGAAATTGCTGACCTCCCGCCGGAAGAACGGCAAGCCGCCGTCGCCAAGTCCAAACCCCACACCATCGCTGACACTGCCACCGAACTCTTCGGCCGATCCGACGGCGCCTACCAGGACACCGTCCGCAAGGAAGTCATCGTCGCCCAGCACCTCTCCAACCCTGCCATCGCCAAGGCCAAGTCCGTTGACGAAGCCTTCAAGATCCTCAAGAAGGAAGAGCAACGCGCTGCGAATATCGAACTCGCGAAGACAGTCGGGGCTACCTTCAACGCCGATTGCCACACCCTGCTCAATCAGAGCTGCATCGAGTACATGTGGGACGTGACCAAGCGTCAGTCCCCTGACGAACTCTTCGATGTCATCCTCACCGACCCACCTTATGGCATGGACGCCGACAGTTTCGGCGACGGCGCTGGCAAGCTCTCCGGCATCGAGCATCACTACGACGACTCCATGGAATCCTGGCGCAAGCTCATGACCGAGTGGACCGCCCTGTCCTATCAAGTCTGCAAGCCTCAAGCCCATGCCTATGTCTTCTGCGACTTCGACAACTTCCACGAACTCAAAGCAATGATGCAGAAGGCCGGCTGGTATGTATTCCGCACACCTATCATCTGCCACAAGATCAACTCCGGTCGAGTACCGCTCCCTGATCAAGGACCCCGTCGTCAGTACGAGATCATCCTCTACGCGATCAAGGGAAAGAAGCCTGTCACTCACATCTATCCCGATGTCTTATCAGCTACTGCAGACGATAACATGTCCCATGGAGCCCAGAAACCGGTTGCCGTTTTCCACAATCTCCTGCAGCGCAGTATTAAACCCGGCGACCGCGTGTTCGACGGATTTGCTGGTTCCGGGACCATTTTCGAAGCCGCCCACTCTCATCAATGTTACGCGGTCGGCTGTGAGATCAACCCAGACTATTATGGGATGGGGCTGCGCCGAATCCAAGGTCTGAAAGCTCTGGAACTCCCTGCTCTGCTATAATGCACAACGAGCACGTTTATCTTTACTTCCGATGGCGGCGATGGGTTGCACTGCAAACCTCCCGCCTGATGGCAGCTACTTTCTACGCCCAGTGGGCGGAAGACGAAAGATCCAAACAATGCAAGTACGACCAACCGGCCCTGCCCCGGCCAAAATAATGATCGTCGGCGAAGCCCCCGGTGAACGTGAAGTCCACGAAGGTATCCCCTTCGTCGGCTACGCCGGCCAGGAACTCTCCAAGATGCTCGCGGAAGCTGGGATCAATCGCAACGAGTGCTTCCTGACAAACGTCTGCCGCGTCCGCCCGCCGGGTAATGACATCGGCGCTTTCGTAGCCATGCGGAAGTCCGATATCACCCCGCAGCATGGCCTTATCCGGGACAAGTACGTCATGCCCCCAGTTTGGGACGGCCTCGAAGCTCTCACGCGAGAGATCGAAATGGTCAGGCCAAACGTCATCATCGCCTTCGGCAATCTTGCCACCTGGGCCTTGACAGGAAATTGGGGCATCATGTCCTGGCGAGGTTCCGTTCTCGAATGCGACCTCAAGCTTTCCCTGGACTACAAACCCAAGGTCGTCCCCGCCTACCATCCATCTGCCGTCATGCGGCAATGGTCCTGGCGGCAGATCGTTGTGCATGACCTGCGCAGGGCGAAGACACAAGCCAGTTTCCCTGGCATTCTCCGGCCGGATTATCAATTCATAACGCGGCCGAGTTTCGAGCAGGCACAGTACTACCTGACCCAGCTCATCACCCAGGTCGAAACCTCCAAGACCAAACTCTCTGTCGACATCGAAACCCGGGCAGGCCACATTGCCTGCATTGGCATCGCTTGGACCCACCTCAACGCCATTTGCATCCCACTGATGTGCGTCGAGCGGCAGGACGGTTACTGGTCCGAGGACGAAGAACTCGCCATCTACCAGCTCACCCAACGTCTCCTAACCCACCCCAATGCCGAAGTCGTCGGCCAGAATTTCCTTTATGATGCTCAGTATTTCTACCGTCATTTGCACTACATCCCACGCTTGGTTCGGGACACAATGCTTGCCCAGCACACCTGCTTCTCAAACATGCAAAAGGGCCTTGACTTCCTCTCTTCCATGTACTGCGATCACCACGAGTTCTGGAAAGACGAAGGAAAGGAATGGGATGAAAAAACCGGAGAAGACCAGCTCTGGGTGTACAACTGTAAAGACGCTGTCATCACCTACGAGGTCGATACAGTCGAACAGCGCAACGTAGACTTGATGGGGCTGCGCGAGGTTCACGACTTCCAGCAGAAGCTCTTCTGGCCGGTGCTTCGCACCATGAACAGAGGCATCCGTGTCGACCACGCCAAGCGCGCGGAATTCGCCATGACCCTGTTCAACGAAATCGCCCAGCGGGAAACATGGCTCAATGACGCCCTAGGCTTCCCTGTCAACATCAAGTCCCCCAAGCAAATGAAGGAGTTGTTCTATGAGCAGTTTGCCCAACGACCGATCACTTCCCGTAAAACAGGAACTATCACCTGCGACGATGAGGCCCTTGGTAAGATTGCTGATCGTGAGCCTTTGCTCAAACCTGTTGTCAGGAAGATCCAGGAACTCCGGTCTCTTGGCGTGTTCCTCAGCACATTCATCAACGCTCCTCTCGATATTGATGGAAGAATGCGCTGCAGTTTCAACATCGCTGGGACGGAAACATACCGTTTCAGCTCTTCAACCAATGCGTTCGGAACTGGGCTCAATCTGCAGAATATACCTAAGGGTGGGGGAAACGACGAACTCGAACTTCCTAACGTTCGTAGTCTCTTTATCCCCGATTCCGGATGTACCTTTTTCGACATTGACCTTAGTTCAGCTGACCTACGAATCGTTGTTTGGGAGGCTGATGAACCGGAAATGAAGGCCATGCTCCGGGAGGGGCTGGACCCGTACACCGAAGTTGCGAAGGAATTCTATCATGACCCAAGTCTCTCGAAAAAGGACCCACGCCGGCAATTGTTCAAGGCATTCTGCCACGGAACCAATTACCTTGGTACAGCTAAGGGGCTTGCCGAGCGGCTTGGCCTGTCTGTATCTGAAGCCGAAAAGACGCAAAAGTGGTATTTCAGCAAGTTTCCTCGAATCAAGCGCTGGCAGGACGATCTCAAGGATCAGGTCACTAAGCGCCGCATGGTGGAAAACGTCTTCGGCTATCGCTGCTACTTCTTCGACCGCATCGAAGGGACGATCTTCAACCAAGCAGCGGCGTGGATCCCGCAATCGACCGTTGCCTGCCTCATCAACCGAGCCTATGTTGAAATCGACAGGACAATGCCGGAAGTGGAAATCCTCTTGCAGGTCCACGATTCCCTGGCGGGTCAGTTCCCGACCAATGGCGGTGAGCAGACGGCGGCCCGGATCGTGCAAGCGGCTGAAATCGCTTTGCCTTATTCCGATCCGCTGATCATCCCGATCGGCATTAAGACCTCAACCCGCAGCTGGGGAGATTGCGACTAATGACCCGCCACTACGACGACTGGCTCAAGGCTTTCATGTCCTACGCCTCCTTCGGGGAAGCCCCTCAACGGATGTATTTCTGGGCGGGGGTATCAGCAATTGCGGGCGCGCTACGCAGAAAGGTTTGGATAGATATGGCATATTTCAAGTGGTATTGCAACATGTACATTTGCTTCGTTGCGCCGCCTGGAATCGTCAGCAAGTCAACAACCGCCGGTGTGGCGATCAACCTGCTCCGGCAAGTCCCCGATATCAAGTTCGGTCCGGATGTTGTGACTTGGCCCGCTCTCGTCTCGGCGTTCGCGGATTCCCTGGAGTCCTTCGAATACGATGGTGCGTATTGGCCGATGTCTGCGATGACCCTGGAAGCCTCTGAGTTCGGCAATCTCCTCAACCCGCAAGATAAGGAAATGGTCGATCTCTTGGTATCTCTCTGGGACGGGAAGCAGGGCAGTTTCGACAAGAAGACAAAGCACTCCGGTTCCGATTCCGTCCAAAACCCCTGGATCAACCTGATCGCCTGCACCACGCCAGCTTGGATCGCCGGGAATTTCCCTGAATACATGATCGGCGGTGGCTTCACTTCCCGAACTGTATTCGTCTACGCCGATCAAAAGGCCAAACATGTCGCCTACCCAGACGATGATGTGCCAGCTGATATGCTGGAGACCGAACGGAAACTGGTCGAAGACCTGACCCATATAAGCCGAGCTCTCGCTGGCCCCTACGTGCTGACAAAAGAGGCCAAGGACTGGGGCAAAATGTGGTATCAGGAACATTACAGCCAGCGTGCCGCCAATCTCGATCCTGACCGTTTTGGTGGCTATATCGCCCGGAAGCAGACCCATATGCACAAGCTCGCTATGGTACTAGCGGCTTCCGAATCCGACAACATGACCATTCAAAAGGAGCACCTTGAAATCGCCTACACGATGCTAACTGACCTCGAACCTGACATGCAGTTCGTCTTTTCGAAGATTGGCCGTAGTGACGTTTCCCTGCACATCGAACGCTTGGTCAATTACGTCCACTCACGCGAGCGCGTTCCCTTCTCGGAAGCCTACCGCTACGTCCACACCTGTTTCCCTTCCATGCGGGAGTTCGAGGACGCGCTAGCCGGGTGCGTTCGAGCCGGTTACATCATCATGCAACAGGGAGGCGGTGACCATTTTCTGGTCAAAGGCAAACCGCTCCCGAGCGCGCAAAATGGCGCGATAGTGACCTAGAAGCAAAAAGGCCGGGGATAGCACCCCGGCCGATTTACTTGCCCCTTCCCTACTCCGCGAAACTCGCCAGCCACTGCTTGAGTGAGCTGAAATTTGTTGCGAATAGCAGCAAGGCTCCGATAGCGATGCTATTCAGCATCCTCCGTATAGCCTTCCCAGACTGCTTGTCGAACCAGGCTGTAACCGCTCCTTCGACAGCCTCCGCCACCTGCGGGGAGTTCAGGGCTTGGATAAACCCCTCCTTAATCGCTTCCACAAGCTCTTCCTGGCTTAGCGTAATGCGGACCGATTTTCGGTTTTCTGTTGTATCCTGCAGTGACATAAGAACTCCTTATCCAGACTGATTAAGTACCAATGGGGTAAGCCGGTTGCGAGGGGGTTTCCGGCGGCTCGCCAACTTCATCGGAACGGATTATGGCGCGTAAAATTGCTACATAATCTTGCCAGTCTGCCGGAAAAGTGACGCCTGCCTTAAAGCAGCGAAAAGCTACTTTGTCTGTTATGATAAGCGCGTCCAAGGCTGAGGATTTAGCCAGTTTCCAGCGCCGCACAGGAGAATCGGTACTGGTAACCAGCATAGGCATCCCACCGTCACCAGCGACAATTTCTTGGGCCAAACTGCGATTTTGCAAGGCCTTATAAAGTTCGTCCGGAACGCCCACAGTATCTTCCGGGATCTCGCTATGCACAGAGGCGTGAAAAAAAGCCCCTGTAGAAGGTTGGTAAAAGTAGTCCATTTTTATTACTTCCCATAGGCTAGGTAATAGATGCTTGAGTTACTGGCGTTACTGGAGTCGTGTTGGAAGCCTGAGGTAGAGACCGACCCGACACGGCAGGTAGAGTAGATACCACTTCCGGCCGTAGAGGTGGCCATCACCCCGTAGCAGGCAGTAGGAAAGGCCAGGGCGAATGTAGGAGAGGAGTAAGAGGAGGCCGCCCCCCAAGCCACCATAAAACCACCGAGCCAGGAAGGGAACTTCACGTAACCATTCGCCCCGAAGCTAGAAGCAAACCCGAGGCCAAGCAGCCCGCGAATCCACTGAGGTGTGGCCGCTTTTGTGGCGGAAGTACTTACATAGGTCCCATCACTTGCGGTAGTCTCCAAAGCGGGGACAGCGGTGTCCATCTGGGACTTACGCACCAGTCCGTTGGGGGTAGAGGCGTCATCAGTACGATAAGGCCCATCAGCAGTGCTGACAGCGAACTCCTCCACATCATTAATGCGGATTTTCAGCAGGTTGTTTGTGCGGTCATAGCTGAGGTAATCCTTGTCGTCGAATTTCTGCACAGGATTGCCGCTAACCAGCAAAGATGTGAAAAAGGAGTCGACAGAAAAAGATGTAGCTGTGACATCCTGGGCGTCAATGTCCAGAAAAGTCATAGCATCGGTAATCGTACTCTGCCCGTCTCTGGCGACACAGTTGCTCAAGGCCGTTGCCAGATCATTGATGACGGAGTTGAAGTAACTCGCCCGAATCTTTGTCCCGGCTACAGCTGGAAACGTAGGTGGGGAGGGGGGAGAGTAAGTCCCAGAACCATTAAAGGGCATGATATACCTCGTTCGCGTTATCCCGGGTTAATACGTCCGGGTTACTTTTTACCTGCCTCAGCCCCGGTTGCCGTACCGACAACTGTTGCCAGAGACTGCGCCGTTGTCTTCGACACCGTGGGCTCCTTGCCCATCTTGATGAGCACATCCACACCTTCGGGGGTGTTGAGCAGCTTGTCCATGAAGGAATAAGCGTCGTGGTTCAAAGCATCATCAATGGCTTTGAATGGCTGGCGGACAGGCTGCATCATGCTGAAATTTCCGATGCCGCCGAAGATACGGCTCCGGCTGGCTTCTTCAAGTTGCTGCGGACTGGTGCCAGCGACAGGACCAGGACGACGCGCAGCTGCCGACACATACTTCATCATGTTCTGCACGCCATTCAGAAATGAGGCGTCGGGCAGTCCTTGACTCCGTGCCAGCGCTACCAGCGTATCCCGCAAGCCCTGCTGAGCCTTGGGATCCTTGACGAAAGCTGCTTCCAGATTCCCAGCTGTGTGCTCGGACAGGCGGCCGCCTTGCTGCTTGGTAGCCGTGGCAAGTTTATTCGCCAGCCACGTCTTGGCAGCGTCCTGAAACACTTCCGCCTGCCCGGAATTGCGCAGGGACTTTTCCAGGGTCAGGATGTCACTCGACTTTGCCCCTGGCAGGGTTCCGTTATCAAACACGCTGTTCAAGCGGCTGACGACTGCTTCCTTATCAGCCTGTGCACCAGCCGTTCCCGCCAGCCGCCCGACCACGCTCTTCTTCAGCGGGTCCACGACGTTCTGGGAAACTTGGCTGTAGATGGTATTGGCAGCTGCGACTGGAATCGACTTCGTCCCAAGCTGCTGGTACAACCGATCGACCAAGAACTTCATCTGCCCCTGCTCCTTCGGGTCCAGGGGATTCAGGGTATTCTTAATACCACCGCGGAAGCTGTCAATAGCCGCCTTGATATCCGTTGCCTGCGTGCGTGGGGCGCCATTAGCTGAGCTCTTGAGCAGCTCCTCTTTCAAAGCCAGAGCCTGCTGTGCGACCTTCGGACTCACCCCAGCCGAATTCACGAAGCGGTCGATCGTGTTTCCGAATTCCTTCGGTGCGGACACACCAAGGTCACCGCCAGCATTGTACAGGGGGCTTGTCAGGTTTGTTCGGGCTTGTTTGACATCCTGGATGACTTTCGTCGTAGCGCCTTGGACGTTGTTGGCGGCTTCCTGCGGGGTCAGCACCTTGCCGGGGAGCTGTGAGATCTCCAAGCCCGCGCCAGTGCTGGTAACGCCGGGTTGATTGTGCAGGGTTTCTGCAGTCATCTTCCCGGCTCGGTTTTGCGCCAGTGCCCTGACCATCTCGTCAATATTGCTGCCCTTCGGCATTGCCTGGGAAAGGTTGAGCGGCACCCCAGCGGCTTTAGATTCGCGCATCAATGCCTGAGCATCGCGCAGCTGTGCCTCCGTACTGCCTTGTGTAGCCTCGCGGACAAGATCAGCTCGGGTAGTCTTCGGGGCCATAGCAGCAGAGGTCAGGCCACCGCCGAGCAAGCCGCCGAAGATACGCGTAATCGGGTTATCCCCGAAGATGTCAGCAGCGGCTTCACTGCTCATGGAGCTGATAGCACTGGTGGTCATATTGCGCAGAAGACCTGCGCCAGCAGACGCAGGGCTCGTCAGGGCCCCTGCGGCGCCTTCGATACCGCGCGCAGCATACTTTTCGCCGGTTGTCTGTGGCTGCATACCAAGCTTGCCGACATCCGCCAGGGGCTCCCCAGAGGAATGGGCAGAGTACCGCTGAGGGTCCGTAGCCATGCCAGCCGAAGCCGCCATCGCCGGCAGCTGCAGCAGCCCTCGAGCGATAGCCGAGGCACCTTGGCCTGCGTAGTACTTCGCCTTGTCAACAAACCCACCGGTCTCAGCTTTCGCTTTCGCGATAACGTCCTGCCGCTTGCTGATCTCCGCATCAAGGGCATCCAGTTCCGGGCTCGTGGCATCGAACAGCCATCGACCCGGCCCACGAGCTTTCGTAGCCGATTCAAAGACCTGCTTTCGTTGCGATTGCAGACCCATCAATTCAACCTTCGCTTGGACAGCTTGTCTCAGCTCTGGCGAAGGGTTATCTGGAAGGTCAATCTTTGAGCCGTCTGGCATCTGTACGACTGGCATGGGGATTCCTTAACGGCTAAGCCATTCCTGCACGCTCATGACGCCAGGGGCAGTTTTTCCCGTGGGGGCGGGGACTCCGGCGGGTGTCCGGGGCTTCAGCAAGGGGCTGTTGAAAGTCACGTAGCTTCCTTCATCACTGGTGAACAGATCCTTCGGCAGGGAGTAACTACCCCACCGCGGGGCTGGGTATTGGTTGGCGATCGCGGAAGCCCCGGGAGTCTTCTTGACCTCGTCGAACTGCTTCCGGGAGTCTACAAGCGTATTGTGCCCGGCCATCATCGCCAGCCCCGCTGCGTGTTGGATAACTTCCGGTGTCAGGTTGATGTTCCCCGCCGAAGCTTCCTTCAAGAACAGGATATCCGCGTCCGAGAACGAACCTTTCATCTTCTGCCCGGCTTCCAGGGCATTTGTCGCCATATCCTTCATCAGGGCCTGCGTCTTCGCGGCGGCATCCGGGCCAGCAAAGCCCAATTTCGTCGCGAGAGAGGCCACGCCGGTTCCAGCTCCCGCGCCAAATCCTTGGATCACTTGAGGATCTTTGGAAAGCTGCATAATTCGATTCCCAGTCTCAATCATGCCGCGACTGGACTGCATTTGCTCCCGCAGTGGGCCCAGCAACTTCACCGAGTTCTCGATAGCGGCCTTGTTCCCTTGCGTGTCGATGTTGATGGTCTGGCCAGATCCCATGGGGATGGTTTCATTGGTGCGGGTGTTTTTGCGCACCAGCATCGGGCGGCCATCGGCTCCTGTGATAACATAAGGATCAGTCCAGCTATCTTGTTGTTTCGCCGAACCCTTCAGTCGGCTGGGGTCGAGTGTAAGCGCGGCCTCTTTTGTAGAGTCCGGAGTGAACTTCCCCTCACCAGCGAGTTTCAACAGCTCAATCGGAGTCAGGGAAGACTTGCCCTGATTCTGCAGGTCCATCTTTCCGAGTTCCTGCAGTGGGGCGATGCCGGATGTCAGAGCTTGGATAGCAGCACGCCGCGGGTCCGGTGCAACCGCTTCCGTCAGATTCCCAGAAATCTGCCCCATTTCAGGGTTAGTTGGGTCAGCTGGTAAAGGGCCTACCATAGGCACAGCTGAGGCACCTTCTCGCGTAGCAAAATACTTTTCCATTCCGTCAGCAAGCATAGAGTTGTACTTACTGCGAAGTTCCGCCCCACTGGTCTGCACCTCATCCTGCATTTTCTTTGCAAGTAGGGCATTGATAATTGGGGAAACAGCTCCCAATAGACCAGGACTGACGTAATGCCCACTGACCATTTGGCCTTGCTGCGGGGTCCGAGCCTGCTGCATGAGCATCTCCGCCAATTGGCGTTTTTGGTCCAATTGCTCCTGAGATCCGGTGAGATCAAACGGAAGTGTCATGGGCTGACTCATGGGCGGCCTCCAATGTCAGAATAATTCACCATCAAATACCCGCTGGGGTGTGCCTGGACGGAATCTGGATAGACAGAGGCAACTTCGTCTGCCATGTACCCTCGTTCAGATTTCCCACCTATCGTATATTCATATACAGACAGTCCACTAGAGGACGTACCGACACGGCGAATATTTGATTTCAAGCGGCGATCGCTGAAAGCATACATAGCAGCGGCAGCCAGTGAAGCTGCTGTGCCCATATTAGCAGAGGTTTGTGCGTTAGCGGCATTGGTACCGCCGAGATCGGCTTGATATTTCTGCATGAGGGCGCTGGCTAGATCTGGCGTTGTGCCTGTGTTCAAAGATGTGGGTTGAGTGCCATTAGCAGCGGCCAGCAGACTAGCGATGCGGCTAACAGTATTGGTCTGAGCGGACTCTGCACCGATGGTGGCGTTATTGGCGGCTGTCGCGTAGGCACCTTGCTGAGTTTGGCGCAGGTTACGCAGTTCTCGGTCATAGGCCTCGGACCCAGGAGCCAGACCTTGATTCTGCAGCTGCGTTTCAAGGGCCTTTGCCTGATCCCCAAAGTTCTGATCTAGGTACTGAATCTGCTTACCGTAGATAGCATCAGCTACAGCCTTTGACCCCCCGGAAAGACCGGAAAGCTGATCCGTTACAGCCTGCCCCGCTCCCAGCTGCCCCTGCACTTCAGTGTCATACAACTTCTGTTGCTCAGGTGACAGTGTCGTTTTCCGCATGTAATCCCCTAACTGAGGATTATTCGGGTCCGCCCCCGGACGTAAAGTCCATTCCACAGACCCAAAAGGGCCGCTTTCGTTAAAGCGACTGACGTTAGTGGTCTGCATAGCCGCTTTTGTCAGGTCGGGGGACTCTGGGGAATCTTGCTTTCCAAACATACCGCCAAGACTTTTAGCTGCCACTGGTATTGCCACGGGCCCTGGTATGGAGGAAGTTTTAACCAAAGAGGTAAGAGAGTCACCCATTTTCAGCACCTTTATGCGGTTGCAGCCATTTGCAGTGTTCCTTGCGCATGACGAATACGATCAAATCACCTTGTGGGTGCGCGTCTTTCAGCACAGCTTCCTGCTTAAACCCAAGGCGTTTGTTGAACTCTACAGCGGCTTCGTTGGAGGAAGCAACCATCCCGGTGATACGCTTGACTTTCAGCTGCTCGAAGGGGTAGTGAAAGATGAAACGCAAAAAGTCCCGGGTTGGCCAGGACTTTCCGGGGACCGAGGCTATGTGAGCCCCGATATTCGCGCCGTTGTAGCCTTCGTAGATAACACCTGCCATGATACCGGTGTCTACGGAAAAGAGACCAACTGTAGTGCTGGTCGCCGGGGACCATACAGTCCCAACTCGACTGGCAACCCAGGGCCCAACGGCACTGTCATGACCAGTGAGGATGTGTCTCACAGTACGCCTCCGAGCTGAAAGACGAAGTCTGTTGATGACCATGCAATGGTAGCATCACTGGAGGATGCCTGCAAGCCTAGTGCTGCTGCGAAGAAAGGGTTACAGGGAACTGTGGCCCAATTACGAGAAGTTTCTCTGTCCGACGCCCATTCGGCGGAGTCCCAGAGTGCGTCAGTAGCATCCCACTCGTAGCCGGCAGAGCTTGCAGAAGCGGGGGCAGATAGAAAGGAAGAAAGTGCGAAATCCGGGTCCAGGCTCAAACTCAAGTTTACGCTGCCAGAAGTGGAGATCGTGGGGCGTATCAGGGAAGAGTGCTTCTGCTGCCCCCTGGAACGGAAATAGTTATAAGCTTGCCGAGCATTGCCTTGAATAGCCTCGCCGAAGTCACTGGTACCTGTCCAAGCTTTTGCGACATTGGTAAGGGAGGCGAAATAGAGCTGCTTGTCGAATACAAGCCAATCGTTCGCGTAGATTCCTTGAAACTTACACCAAGCTCCGGTGATGGAGTTCATGACATACTGCTCGGAGTAGTCAGTTGAGATGGGAACGTTGACGAGAACGAAACTGCCTTGTGGAAACACGCAGACACCCCAGCCGGAGTTGCCGCCGTAAAGGCTTGCGGATTCCGTGAAGGCAGTGTCGATCTTCGCTGTGAGGGACTGTGCGCGGTCAATAGTGGCCGATTGCAGGGCCTTTGACATTGGGAACAGGCCGTTCTGGGAGAGGATCAAGAGATCACCGCCGTACTGGGCGAAGCAGTTCAGCCCAAGAGGCTCCCCTATGTAGTACAACCCGACTTTGGCGAAGGTCGAAGAGCTGGCTGGATCCGTGCCTTTGTACACGGCAACCTGCCCTTTAGAGGACATGAAGACAGTGTAGTCGTCCGCACCGTCGCCGCCGTCGATCGTCCATGACGCCATGGCGGTCAGATGCCCGCCAAGTGTGAATACTTCACCAAGCGGGAATTCCGTGAGAGCACCACCGATGGAAGCCGCCGGCAGGTACCAAGCAGACGTAGAATTCTTCTGCACGAACCACAGCCTGCGCTTCAAGACAGCCACGTATGAGAGGGAGGTCGTAGCCAGCCCGGTGATGGCAGGTGTAGTCGTGCCGTCGATAGAGGCCCAGGAAGTGCCATCGTAGAGCTTTAACTTGTCCGTGCCGTTAACTGCTACGAGATACGTGCCGCCCGCTACGGAAATGTTTGTGTGAATGAAGAATCCATTTGTGCAGGTGTCTACGGAAGCCCCAACCGCTCCACTGGAAGTTACTGAATAGATGTCGGTGCTGGTAGCGGCAAACAGCTTTTCCGTGGACGGGCCGTTCCAGTCCAGGAGTGTCAGTGGTTCCGAAGCAAACCCGGTGGCCCAATCAGCACAGCCCTTTCGCAGAACCACATCCGAGGCCATTGGGTACCAGTTTTCCAGGATAACCGCATCGGTTTCCTTCATATTGGCCAAAGGATCTCGGGCATTCCACCCGCCCACCGGGGGCGGCAGGGAATAAGTAGAGGCCTTCTTGAGGCCTCTTGATGCACGTTTGATGGCTGGTTGGCGGATCATGATACGTTCCAATTTCCAGATGGGACGAAGATTCCAGGCTGAAAGTCCGTAGCCCCGCCGTCCATCATAAGTGTCGGTTTGGTGGCATCACGGGAAGCGAGATCGGCCCCCATAGCCTCGTAACGATTGAACTCTTCTGCGTAGTCGAGCCCCTTTTCAGCCTTCCACTTCCAACGCAGTCCAGCAAGGAGCAGCTTATCATCCAGCAAGAAAACGTCAGTATCAGCCTGAAACGAACTTTGCAGGGAACCGTCTTCTGCCATAATGCACAGAGTCGTAAAGGCCTCGAAGACACAATTATGACCCGCAGCTGCCGGGGGACTGAACAACAAGCGATCACCGCGTATGCGGTATTTGTAGAAAGGCCCTGTCGTCGGGAGTGCCTTAATTGCCTGCCATTTTGAGCCTGTCATCGGCCCGAAGATCGGCAACCGCAGAGTGCGATTGAAGATAGTCTGCTGAGAGATTTTATTGAAAGCGGCCCGACTGAGCCCCATGACGCTGAAGATATCCCCTTGGTCTTCGCCAGAGGATGTGGTAAAGAGAACTTCCTTTGCCAATGTCTGCCACTCCCACCGCATTGTGATGTCTTCACAGACTTCATTCAACATGGCGATGATTTGCAGAACTTGCGTGTCCGGACTGGAAATCGCGTAGGAAGGACGCGTAAGACCAGTTCGATCACAGAAAGTTTGGGCAAAGGCTAGGAGGTTCATGATTGATTACAGCTTAGAGGCGCCGGAATTAGGAACCTTGGGGTCGACGCCGGTGGTCTGTGGGAGGTCCAGCTTGGCCAGCAAGGGGGCAAACTTTTCCAGCTGCTCCGTCAGTGAATCTACCCGCAGTTGCAAGTCAGCGTTCTGCTGCTTGAGCGCGGCAACCTCTTCGGCCCGAGCGCCGGAGCCGCCAGCAGCTGCCATCCACTCAACTGCGCGATTCTTGAGAGAGCGGGCTCCCATACCGAGGCGCGCCAGGACCTCTTCGTTCGCAGCGGCGAGATCTTCGATTGTGCGGACACCGCCGGCGAGCAGGGTTTTCACCTGTGCAGGGCTTGCTGCTGGCCAATTCACGATCGCGTGACCGTTTTCAGGGATCTCATTCCCTTCCTTCCAGATCCGGTAGCGGGTCTTGAAGCCATCGAGCCAGACAGGGTTGAAGCGATCTTCGCGGACCTGTTGTTCCAGGTGGGGAAACCACTCATCCACCACTCGTTCGATACGGTCCTTGGAACCTTGCGGAGTGATGATTGCGTAATCGACGTTCTTGACGGAGTACACGCCAGTTTCGATGGTCTTCGCCCGGTCTTCCTCAGCACGCACCTCGAAGGTGACATACGGAGGACGGGCTTCTGCGACTGCAATGCTCATGATGACTTCCCCAGGAAGTTAAAGGGTTGAAGATATGTTGTAGGAGACCCCCAAAAAACCCAGGACCGGCCGGGAACCCCCAACCCTAAGCCCTGGGAAACGCCCTGGGGAGGCGGAACGTTTTTTAGCCGTTGCCGTTGGCGCAAGGACGGGCCAGCTGCGCTGTAGCGAAACCGGCGGACGGGGTGCCATCAGCGGTCTTGAAACGCATACAGTCGATCTTGTCGGTCGCAACGACGGCGTCGTCCAGGGTGCCGGCAGTTGCAGTCAGGTAGCATGCGCCGCCTGCGGCAACTGTGCCAGCCTTGACGATGGCAGAACCAGCGATCTGGTACCAGCCATACTGACTGGCCACGTTGGCCGACATGGCGATGGCGACAGGGCCGCGATCATTGGCCACAGCACGCTTGGTCGTGTTGGCGTAAGTGTCGTAAATGACCGCTTCGCCGACAGCCGTCGAGGCCAGGCCCTTGAGGTAGATGAACTCGCCTTCGCCGTAGGTTGTGTCGTAAGCGTGGGCGCGGGTGCCGATCGGATGGTTCTGAACGGTGGAGGTGACTGCGATGTCCTGCAGGCCTGCCTTGGGATCTGTGAACTTGTAAGCCATGATGTGACTCCAGAGAAAGTGAAACGAGGCCGCGTTATTGGTGGATAACGCGGCCGTGTTGCATTAGGCCTTCATGACGCCTTGCAGGTGACGGTTCGAGCACTCCATGTTGCCCATCCAGAGGATAGGCACCACGGCGGCGTCCTGGTTGTAGGGCTTCAGCTCGTCCATGATCTCCAGGTCGGCATCCGAGTGGACAACCAGATCCAGGTAGTTCGTGTTGAGGAAGTAGCCGTGGTTGGAGGGGATGCCGGAACCGCCGTCGAAGATCACGTCAGCGTTCTTGTACTTCAGCTCGACGAAACCGCCGTTGGCCTTGGCACCCTTGGAGCCGTCAGGCGTGTAGCGCTTGATCGAGGTCTGGGACTGCTCGAAGAACGTGAAGTAGGTGTTGTCCATCACGATCAGGTCAGGCTTGTCATCACCACGAACCAGAGACAGCCACAGGGGCAGCATCAGGGATTCGATGGTCGAGGCCGATGGGGTGATGGCACCACCGCCCTGCAGAGGGGCTGCAGCGGACTGCACCTGCGACTTCCAGAACGTCCAGGTCGAGGAGTCGATACCACCAACGGTACCTGTACCGGCATCGGACACCAGAGCCTGCAGGCCGTTGATCTGGTTGGGCAGGGTGCCGTCGCTGTACACGTCGACAGAGAAGTTGTTCTTGAACGTGCGGATCGCATTCTTCATGCGAGCCTTGACCAGGTTGACAATGCGGGAACCGCCGCTGTTGACGCGGAGTTCCATACCGCTGGCGACCACGTTGACCGCGATCTGGCGCCATTGGTACTCAGCCGAGCTGATCACGTCGCTGGCGCCGATGTTCAGCACATCGTAGCCAGAGTAACGCTGGTAGGTGTTGTTCGCTGCGTAGTCCAGAGGCGTGACGATGGTCAGACCGCCGTCTTCCTTGCGATAACCGCCATTGTCGTAGATGCGACGCAGCAGGGCATTGTTGTTGCTGATGTTGTCCTTGATTTCCTTCGAGTGCTTGCGGAAGGTCGTGGACACCAGTTCGGTGAAAACTGCATTGGGAGAAGCCATGATTTACCTCGTGAAGGTTATCCGCGTGATTTGATCGCGGAAAGTGTTTCGTTCAGGGTGTCATCAATGCTGCCAAGTGGGCCGGCTGTACTGCCGCTGCGTGGGCGCGCTTTGACGTTTGCAGCGGTCGCCTTACGGGCCGCTGCGGCACGAGCCTCCGCTTCTGCCTTCGCTGCTGCAGCTGCCTCCGCTTGTTGGCGGGAGACTTCATGCGCGCGGGTGACAGGATTGGCCCAGACGGCCTGTTCGTAAGCTTCTTGCAGTGTTGCTGCAACTCCGCTTTTGATCAGATTCGCCATCTGAGGGGCGACGGTCTCGAAGTGAGAATTTTTCGGATCTGAGGCGAACTGGGTAATTTCCCGTTCGTAGGCAGCTCGCTTGTCGGCCAGTTTTGCCTGCTCATCGCTCGATAGTTTGGACTGTACAGCATTGAGCTGCGTTTGCAAGGCCTGGACTGTCGGATCGACATAGGGGGCTTCGATTGCCAGTTGATTCAGGTCAACCTTGTAGTCCTGAGCGATAGCGCGGAAAAAAGCGGCCTTTTGCTCAGGGCTGCCAGTGGAGAGGGCCACGTGGGCTTGGAGGAGGGAGCCAACTTGCTTGACTGGGTCGAGGCCGGCAGCGGACAGCATCGGGATGTAGGGCTCCATGACGGTTTTCAGGGAACGGCCGAAAGCGGCATTTTCCTTGTAACCTTCGATGCCCTGCATGATGTCCTGTTCTCGCTTGAGGACTTCCTTTTGCGCCTCAATCGGGAGGTTTGCCCAGACGGCCTTGGCCTCTTGCCGCCAAGTGACGGGGGGCGTCAGCGCAGTGGGAACTGCGGAAGTAGGATCTGCCGGAGCTGCGCCGGCAGGCTGCGCAGGTGCCGCAGGAGTGCCGCTAGTCTGGCTGGTAGAAGTACCAGTGCCAGTATTACCAGCAGGATCAGCAGGTGTCGTGTCGTCATGAGTGACCTCCAGATTGACGTCATCATTGTCGTCCGAACCGAAACCCAGGCCTTCGGAGATATCCCCCAAAGCGCCGTCCATGTCAAATTCCAAATCCCCAGGCATAGAAAACTCCAGTTAAGCGCTTTGGCGCTCGAAAGATACGTCGAGTCCTTGTTCCATTTCCGCAGCGAGTTGCTCTCGCTTCCGGGCAGGCAGGGACTCAACGAGCTGCTCTGCGGTTTGTTCGATTTGTGCCTCGAAGGCAGCGTCTTGTTGTGCGCGGAAGGAAGCGGCTTGCCGAGTTTCCCCGGGTTCGAGGACACGGCAGCCGTGCTTCTTGAGGTTCTCTTCGTGGGCGCGTCGGCCTTCAATCCAGGCGCCCGAGACCGGGCACTCATAGCCTTGATAGTCCCCGCGCACGACAGGAGCTTCAAGAACCCGATTCATATGCGTGCCGTCAAGTGAGCAGGCTTCGACTTCATCCAGCTCGGCAATCTTTTTGAAGACAGGCTGCTTTGTCTGGCACTTCGGGCATTGATAGGTGTAGAGCGGCATCAGGTCTGTCCTTGTGTCTTGGGTGGGCGGGGATTCGCTGAGGCTACCTTAGCCCGGGCCGTTACCAACGTGGCTTCAGTCTTCGCAGCAAGTTCCTTCATTTTCAAGGTGTGGGCAAGGATATCAAACTCTCGTTGCCTTTGCAATGCTTCCATTTCAAGTTGATGAACTTGCTGCTTGAGGGCCATGTCCATTTGAGCGAGTTGGACTTCTTGCTCGCGGGCCTTGGCATCCCCAGCCATTTCCATCTGCAGGCGTTGCATTTCCATCTGCGCCTTTTGGGCATTCGGGTCAGGCTTCGGCTGCGGTTGCTGCATGGCGTTGATCTGCTCTTCTACCTCGTTGCCGAATTTGAAGCGACGGACAATCACCATCATCATGGACTTGGCAGCGTCGAATGGCATGGTGCCGGATTCAATCAGCGGGCCGATGCCGTTGAGGAACTGTGCCAGGGCGTTGAGGAGTTCGCCGATGTCCTTCTTGTCTTCGGTAGCTTCAGCGTCGATAGTCGAATTGGTTTCAATGTCGATGCGATAGCTGCGCTGGAGATCGTTTTTCAGCAGGGCCAGGATATCAGACCAAGACGGGCCGGAGAGGACTTTTGCCAGTTCCGGTGGCACAGGTTGCCCGGCTTGCTGCAATTGCATAGCCTGCATCTGGATCTGCTGCTTTTGATCACCAGTGGGAATCGGCAGCCCCGTCATACCCTGGAGTGTCTGCGGATGCAGCTTGCTCATGGCGATTTCCGTCATGATCCGCAGGGAATCACGGGCGTAGCGGGCAACCTCCTTTTGGGCGCGTTTCAACCGCAGGGTGCCCCATTGGTTTTTCAGCTCCTGCGCACCGAGCGTTTCGCTGGCTTGAGAACTCCCACGCATGATGTCGGCGATGCCAGTGATCTCGTAGATCGTCTGTTTGACTTGATTGCGCTGGAGGTAGAGCTGCTGCAGGACAGGGATGATGTCCTTGATCGGAAACAGCCAGACGGACTTGTCCAGCCCACCGCCACCGCCAGAACCGTACAGGGCGGCGACATTTTGAGCCGGGATGAGGGTATTGTCGTCAGCTTCCAGGACCTTGTCGATACCATCGACACTGCCGTCATACATACCGCGGACCTTCAGTGCCGCGATGAGTTTATTGATGCGAACGGTGACTTTGTTCAGTTCCTTGGCCTGCTCCTCGTACATAGCGTAGAGGGGGACTGGGGTCAGGGAAGTGATCTTTTGAACAAAGGTCAGGGGCTTCGGGCAGGGGAAGAAGCCGGACAGGCCGAGAGGGTCATCGACAGGGGGCTTGAGGAAGTCGTCCTGGAAGTTCGGGGAGGCGAAGTAGACCTTTTTCGTGGCCTTGTCCCAGATCTCATAGACAGGGGCGACTTTGACGTTGGCCATACCGGCCTTGTCGCGGTTACTGTTGCCTTCATCGCCGGAGGAATTTTCCTGCAGGGAGGCGAACTCAACCCGAGCTGCGATAGCTGCGCCGAAGTTCTTTTCGACCTCTTCCTTGTCCATGAAGTGCTCGCGGGACACCCAGGGGACGTCCTTCCACTTCTTCGCATAGCCGTGTAGGAAGCGATCCCAGGGGACCTCCTCGCCACAGACCTGCTCGCCTTCGACGCTCTCATAGCCGGGGGGTTCAGCGGACTCGGTATCGACGCCAGTAGCAGCCGTTTCCGCATTTTCCGCTGCCTGTTCCCTGACCGTTTCGAAGCTGGCATCGTACTTGAACCAAGTCACGCCACGCCCGGGAACGAGGGCTTCCAGGACGGCGGATTTCATCAGCTCATCGAAGGTGGCATAGGTAGCCATGCCGTCATCGAGCAGGTACTCCAACGTGCGCTGCGTTGCCTTGGAAGCCAGACCTCCGAGGGGGTCGGGATCCTTGAAGCGCCGCTGCACTACAGGACGGGGCGTGCTGTTGTACAGAGCCGGGGCGAGCGTTTCCGTGTTCGAGTACAGGATGTTGAACTGATACTCGGCCTTCTTCTCTGCCTCGAACAATGCAGTGATGCGAGAGCCTTCCTTACGGAAATCCTTCTCCCGCTTCTGCGCTTGCTGGATCTCATCCAACCACGTCTTGACAGAAGGGCTCACAACGGTGTCTTGATTGTCCATGATAGGCCTTACGGGCAGATTGTTTTCATGTAGTCATTGGACAGGGAGAAGTCTTGCTGCAACTTCCACTTGTCATGCCACCAAACGGCGTAGACCTGTGGGTCACAGATGCCGCCAGCTTTATACTTCCTGAGCGCGGAGTTGGCATCCTGCAATTTAAGTCCTCTGCCCCACACCCAGGAAGCTGCGTTAGCGACCTCTTCCGTACAGTGGTCTGTGCGGCAAGCAACTATATTGATACGCTTGCCGCACATCCAGGCAGCCCATGTACCGAGAGGGTTCTGGCGAAAAGATATCGCAAAGGGGTCAGAGGGACTGCAATCGAGCTGCTGGGCGTGGGCAGTGCCCAGCACCAGGGCCGCAGCAGTGGCTGCGATGATCGCTGCGCGCGCCAAGGCGGGCCGCCATCCGAACGGCGCGTCATTCGTGCGCATGGCCACCATCCGCGCAGCACGCAGCCCACACAACAGGCTGGCCATCGTGGCTGACGATGTCAACCCAGCCCACTCGCTCGTATTCATCGGCTTGATCATCGCTGAGCGCAACTTGACCTGTACGGTGCCACACTTCACCCACCAGGATGGGCTTGATGATTTCAACGGTTTTCATGATCAGCCTTTCAGGCCGACAAAGTCGGCGAACTGTGTTGGGGTCATCAGCTCAAGGTCGCCGGATGCAATCGCGGGGCCGACAGACTCGGTCAAGAATCGCTTGATCTGGCCCAAATACCACCAGCCACCCGTGCCTGACAGGCTGGCAGCAGGCGGCGCAGGGTTGCCGCCGAGGCTTGGCGGGTACTCCAGATCAACGGCTGTACCCAGCGTTGTCTCATCCAGCACGTAGTGCCCGTATGTCCATATGTGATCACCACGGCCGATGGCGCCCGCGAGCTTGTCCTTGACGTATGTGGTGGTCGTGCCAGCAGCGCCGGAACCCATTTCGATAGACCCGAAATTCAGCGGGTTGTCGATGCCGAATTCGTTCTGCGAGCACATCCCTGATCGAACCGCGCGGAACAGTTTCACACCTGCATCAGCGGCGGCAGTTTTGAGCATCGTCAACTCTGGCACCATGTTGTTTGGGTATGCGCCGATGTGCGCCGAGCGCTGGAAACCCACCGAACGCATGGTGCGCGAAACGTCGCCAATCTCATGATTCAGCAGGGGTTGCAACGCCGTGTCAGAACCGTCGAACACCTCAGACAAGAACGTACACCACGTAATGGTTCCACCAAGCGCGCCATCAGAGCCTGTGCTTGCATAGGTGAAATTGTTGGCAGTTGTGGCGGTGCACTTGAAAACACCATTTGCAGCCGCGTCAGTACATCCTCGGATGGCAGACCAGAATGCAGTCCCCACGGGGATGTTGTGCGCTGCCGCAGACACCACAGTCACCACGTTCGAAGCACGCGATGCTGTCACTGTTTGGTTGCGGCCCACCGTCGTTGCGCCGTGGCTCCATGTGTGATTCAGCACATCCCAGCCGAAACGCTCGTACAGGTCGATTTGACGCAGCCATGACTGGCCGCCTGAGTACATCATTTCATAGATGTTGGTCAGCGTCGTGTATCCGGTAGTGCCGTATTGAGCAAACAGCGGGGCCACCTTGTCAACGAAAATCGTGTCGTTGTACGCGCTGCCGCTGGCATCGAAGCCCATCACCAACTTCGTGTGAGCCTTAGCACCACGACGAATCTGATCAACATAGACCGTCTTGCCGTTGAGGTTGTTGAATGTGATTTCACAGTACTGGACCGGCGACAGGAACGAGATACCAGCACCCCCAACGGTGCGCGCTGCACCCACTGCAAGAGTCCCAGTGCCCGCGCCGCCTACTGTGTCCCCAGCCCACATTTTCAGCGTGTTCCAGCCTTTGCGCAGGTACACCGCCGAGAACGAAAACGTCCAACTGTCCGCCGTGCCAGACGTTGTGTTGCACAACCGAATGTCGATGGTTGGATTGGTCGTGGTGGGATAGCGGGTCGATCCGAATTCGTCAGGATGAAATGGCAGGTAAATGTCGATCGTCAGCAACTGGTCGTCAGGGTCCGCTGTGGCACTGATACCCTGAAATCTGAGCTGAGACATGGTGGCGGTGCATTCCCCCTTGATCGTCGCAGTCGAGAAGCGCGGGAAGTCACCAGACAGGGAGCGAGTCAGCGCGGTAACACCGACCGTGGCGTGCGTGGTCAGGTCGTATGCCGTAGCGCCGAGCTTTTTGAGGGCACCTGTGAAGTTACTGGAGAGCTTGTTCTGGCCGACCTGGGTATTCGTGGGCACCAGCCCATCAGTGCCGCTTTTCAGGCTATTACCGGCGGGGTAACCGACGACTGTAGTCATGGTGAATCCTTTTCAGTCTTGACGTGCAAACCGCTTTTTCCGCAGCTTGTCTATTAGATCGTTGATGGTATGTTGGCCTGGGAGTTTGGGCAAGCCCGATCCTGGTTCGATTTTCCCCGAAGGGACCCAGGGCCGGGACATGCAAGCATAACGGGTTTCGTCCGCCGCGTGGTCTTCCGCCTCGGTGTCGAGGTCTTCCGGGTCGCCTTCGTCGTGTTGCAGGGTCGGGATCGTGCGGATGGAATCCGCGCAGCAGTCCAGAAAGTACAGCATCGGGGTCTCCCCGTCGCCGACCAGTCGCATGCGCATCTGCTCCCAGCCCGTTTTGCGCTTGTTGTCCGCACGGCGCCATGTGATGCCCTGGATGGCCATGGATTCCGCGATCGAAGGGCCGCCGTCGCGGATATAGATGGCTGGATCGGCTACGCCGTAGGCAATTCGATGCCGCAGGTCGCGATCTCGGACCTTGATACCCTGCGCGACGAGGTCGGCAGTCATCTTGAGGCCCTTATTCGGCCCATTCGCCCCGTACCATTCGTGGAACTTGAGCAGGGCGCCGTAAGGCAGCCCCCAGGTGCCGTCCGAGATCGCGTACCATCCGCAGGAAAACGGCTTGGCCGAGCCCCAGTCGAAGGCCCGGAAGACCTGTGCGGAACGCGGAATGCGTTGCAGCCATTCGTGGTCCTTGAGCACGTGCTTGGGGGACCATTCATCAAAGAACGCGCCGTCGACGATGTCCCAATTCCCTTCCAGCCAGGCCTTTACCAGGGCTTCGGAGCCGGACTGCTTAAGTCGTAGGACATACGTAGGGTCATTCCGGATGAGGAGCTGATTGTCTCCGATTTTGCTGGGGATGAAGACTCGGTCAAGGGAGACGGTGATCTTTTTTCCATCGAGTTCCAGGTCTGTGGATTCTGTGATGACCCGATAGCCGCGAGGATCTGGGTCAATGTAGCGCTTTTTGACCCAGTTGTGTCCGGGGCCCCCAGGGTTTCCGGTAAGGCGCATACCAACAGGCACGCCAGTGCCGCTGCGAAGGGTAGCGCGGAGGCGGTCAACAGGCGAAGGGGAAGGGAAGTTGGTGAGCTCTTCGATGTAAATGCGGGTGTAGTTGTGGCCTTGGTATTCTTCCGCGTCGGAGTCCTTTTCCAGGTACGCGAACTTGAGGCGAGCCCCGTTTGCCATAGTCCAGGTCTTTTGCTGCTCATTGTACTTCGCTCCGATCTTGGGGAAGAGTTGCTTCGTGCGCGCGATGACTTCGGCGAGCTGGACAAGCTTGCGGCGGAAGAAGATGCCGATGGCATTCTCCCCATACAGGGAGGAGTGCTGGAGCCAGTCACCGATGGAGGACTCCGTCTTCCCGCCGCCCCGGGCACCGCCGTAGAAGACCTCGAAGATCGGGCAGGCGAGAAGGGCGGTTTGCGGGCCTTCCTGGGGCTGCCAGAGGACCTGGGTCAGCTGAGCGGTTGCCGTAGGCGTTGGTTGCCAGGTCATTCACCCGCCCCGTTTTCGATGACCGTCGCTTCAACCGGCTTCCCGGCCGCCATATGCCCATGCTGCGCTGCCCAGGCTTGTGCACTCTCGGCTTTCACCGGCATCGGGACGATGAAGTTCTGCTGCACCGCAACATTCGCCGCCCGGGCACCGTAGCCGAGGGCCTTGGTGGACAGCTCAAAGGCCTTGAACGCGGAATCCAGAGTCGGCGAGGTTTCGAGCTTGTCCTGGATGATGTCGAGGCTGCGGGCCGCCATGGCCTTGATCTTCTCATCCATTGACATGGCCAGCACGGGGTCCACGACATCCGCCTTCCGCTGGGCGAGCCGGGCCTGAAAGGCATCCGAGCAGAAGATCCGAGACACCCAGGCCTGCGTATACCCGAAGTGTTTTGCCAGCGTGCCTTGGCTGATCGCGGGATTCGTGATGATCAGATCAATCATCGCATCATGCGTGTACTTGACACGCTCGATTGCCAGTGCGGCGCTTGCCGTCCCTTCCAACGGAGGGCTCTGTTTCAGTTGCGCCCCCAGGAAGGCGTTGGTTGCTGCTTGCGGGTCCATGTCCGGCCTCTTTTCGCGGTTGGTTAACTGCCTGCAAGGGTAGCGCGGGCTGGGCCGGGTGTCAAGCCAGGGAAATGGGAACTTTGTCGGGAAATGCGGGCGCGTTATCCCCGGATAATCCGGCCGTGTTTCAACCGACCTTTGATTTTTTTCCGGCACCGGAGTCCCGTCAGTAATGTTCACTGGGTATCCACCACGCCCCCCCCCCCCCATTTCGTGCCAGTAGTCGCATTCGTCAGTGAAAATGAGGGGGTTTTGGGCAGTGGCGCGTGGGGATGCTACTAGCCGTAAACCAGCCCGCGCGCGCACCCCCGCCTGCCTGCTTGTACCCCCGGGTGTCTTGCCTATGGATGGGAACCTGCGTGGTAGAAATACAACACGGCAGGGGGGATGTAACAATGTGTAACGGCAGGTTCGAGGGGTTGACGTGGGAGGGAAACTTTTATATAGTTGAGTCATACCAATCAACGAGAGGTTTCGAGATGAAAAACACACTATTCACACACCCTGTACACGGGTCGGTGGCATTGGGCACGATGGCGGTGGCAATCACGGGTTACCAATTTATGCGCGGCTGGGTTTTGTTGAGGATGATTGAACTAGATAGCGGGGTATGGATGCCGGACCGGCAAAACTCCCACCCTATTCCGACACACTATGCGGGAACCCGGGCTGAGGTAGCTGCGTGCCTGATCGCAGGGGGATGTGTCCGGGTTGAATGATGGCCGACATCCCCCACGAATAGGGGGTTGCGGCTGGCAGGTTTTCGGCTAGCATAGGCACACGGTAAATTAGGGGAAACGAACATGGCATACACACTGCGAAAAAACCCGGCACTGGCCCATGGTATTATGATAGGGTTAGGCGAGAATTGGTGTTACGAGGCCG